TTACAACAATGGTACGAATCTCAATTATACTTCTTAATAAGAAACGAATGTAAGGGTACTGACAAACGAAATTTAGTGTTGGGTGGTGGTTGTGCATATAATGGAACTGCTAACGGCAAAATCAAAGCAAACACCGAAATACAGAACGTATGGATTCCATATGCACCATCAGATGCAGGTTCTGCTATTGGAGCCTGTTTATACTATTGGCATGATATACTTGCTCACCAAAAAGTAGAAGGTGGTAATAATATATCTCCATATTTAGGTCCATCTTATACCGATTACGATATACAACTCGCAATTAGAGAAAATTTAGATGATATTGTTGTTCGTAAGTTATCTGATTCGGAAATATTAAGAGAAACTGCACAAATGATTAACAATGGTTCAATTGTTGGTTGGTTTCAAGGTAGAACTGAATTTGGTGCAAGAGCATTAGGTAATCGTTCTATATTAGCTAATCCACATATATCAGATATTAGAGATAAGATAAATAAAGTTGTAAAGAAAAGAGAAATGTTTAGACCATTTGCTCCATCTGTTACGGTTGAAGATTATCAAACATATTTTATTTCAGAAAGTGAAGTTCCTTATATGAATCAAGTAGTTAAGGTTAGTGATTTTAAAAAAATACCATCTGTAACCCATGTAGATAAATCAGCAAGGATACATACAGTTAGAAGAGAACAAAACGAAAAATACTACGATTTATTAAAAGAATTCGAAAAAGTAAGTGGTACTCCCATTTTGTTAAACACATCATTCAATTTAAGAGGGCACACAGTAACAAATGACCCAAAGAAAGCAATCTGGACTTTCTTAAATTCAGAAATGGATTATCTTATAATAGAGAATTATTTGATTAGTAAATAATTATTAGTAAAAGAATATAATATGGCATCTGAATTTCAGTTATTTGATGGTAAAAATTTATCATCACTATTTAAAGATATTTACGAAAATCAACAAGTAAAAAAGAAGAATATATCGGATATGATTGAATCTCTTCGTAAGTTGATTCGTAATGTAGGTGAAGCAACGGTACTTGCACCTATTATTAGAGATTTAATTGATTCATCTATTAAAAATGATGACCATTTAATTAAATTGGCAACCATTGCACAAAGATTAGCAGCAGCCGAAGCAAAGGGTATCGGTGAAGATGGGTGGTTGAGTGAACATGAAAAGGCACAATTATTAACGGAATTAGAAGATACTGTTAATGAGATTGATAAAAAGAATGATGAAAAGTTATTAGATATTCAAGTCGAAATAGAAGATATAAAAACTAAATTATAATGGAAACTTTTTTAGCAACAGTTGAGAACGTATATCCAACGAATACAGATTTTTTAAAAAAAGAAGTTGATAACATTTCTATATATAATTCACAACCAAAGTTTTCCGATAAGGATGCTAGAATGTATGGTGCTATAACATATTTAGCAGAAACTAGTGTTGAAACTGATTATGCATTTCCATTTGATAAAAATAATTTTACATTTCCAATTAAAGGTGAAACGGTTGTAGTATTCAAAATTGCAAATCAAACATTTTGGATGCCATACACTAATACCCCATATTCAAATTATAGAAGAGATTACCTTACATATATAGCTACTATACCAGAAGATGTAACCGTAGTTGGTTCTAATACAAGTGGAAAAGAATACACACAAACAGCAAATGCGGGAGGTCAAACGAAGCCAAATCCAAAACCAAATAGTGATAATAACGCATACAAAAAAAATGAAAAGATTAAATTTTTAAAACCAAAAGATGGTGATACTATTTTAAGTGGTAGAGTTGGTAATACAATACGTTTATCAGAATTTTTTCTATCTTCGGATGGTAAATCTTATCCGGGTATATTCATTCGTAATAAACAAAACCCAGAGCACGATAATAAAAAAATTGGTGAAATGGTTGATGAAGACATTAATAAAGATGGAACATCTGTTTATATTGTATCCGGTAAAACAAAAGTTCCATTTAAAGAAACTATTAAACAAGGAAAAACCGCATTTGGTGGATACCCATCCGATTTTAGTGGAGACCAATTATTTATAAATTCGGATAGAATTGTATTATCTGCTAAAGCAAAAGAATTTATTATATTCGGTAAAGGTAGTACTGGTATCATAACAGATGGTACATTTACTGTTGATGCTGCAAAACCAATTCATTTACATTCATCTGGCAATGTAACTATCGAATCCGCTGGTGGTAATCAAATATTTTTAAATTCAAATAGTGGTAAAGTATTTTTAGGTAAAAATAGTGGAGCAGGTGCAGCGGGTGCTTCCGTACAAAATATGGTATTAGGGGGAGAGTTAATTGAAATATTAACTGAATTAATATCTGCAATTTTAAATCAAACATATTGGACACCATCTGGACCAACCGATTATGGAATGCCACCAGGCCCTATCAACAATTCCGAATTCACTACGGTACAATCTAAGTTAAACAAACTATTATCTTCCACCAATTTTTTAAGTAAATAAAATGGGTATTGCATCAGCCATTGGCAGTTTTGCAGCCAATCAAGTAGGAGATACTATAAAGGAAAGAATATTCGGAGGAACTCCTCATGATTCTTGGACGGATTTTTATATAGCTATGGCTCTTGATATGGAAAGAGTAGTTGTTCGTAAAAAGGTCAGTAAAATTGCTAGAAAAGTTATTGTTGCATCAGACCCAGATGCAGATGAAGCGGAAACTTTAACTAATATATTTGATAATTATTCATTTGCAAAAAGTTTAACAGATGAGTATGATAAGGCAGTACGTGGAGGAAAAACTATAATAGGAGGGATGCCTATTATGTGGGGAAATAAACCATTGATGTTGGCTACACTATTAGGTATAATGCAAGCACAATCTGTAAGTAAAAATGGTGATTTATTGAGAGATATTGGTCCTGCGATTCAAGCATATTGGACACCTGCTTTTACTACAATATATGAAACACCATCTATACCTTGTATTGGAACTATAAAAAATATACAAACTATAGTTGGATTGAATGTTACACCTGGAATATGGACTCCAATTCAAATACCTGCAATGGGAAACGTTCAACCATTTTTATTAAATTTTATTGCAAGTGCTGCATTACATTTATTAACATTAACAGGAATAATAACGTGTCTTGCACAATACCCCCCACCCGCTCCACCTGCGCCTGGAGTATTACCATGGATTGGTTACTTTGTAAATCCTGTTGCAATTGGTTCTGGTTCAAGTTTAACTCAAAAATTAAAAAATACTTTAAAAAAGAATATAAAAAGCATTGTAGATGAAATTGCTACAAAAGATAATTTAATAGCTTTGGGGGAAATAGCTGTTTCTAAGGCTATAGAAGATGTAATTCTTGGAAAAGAAATTGGTGTTAATGAAGTAGTAGCACAAGTAATAACAGATGTCGCAGGTGGATTGGTAGAAGGTGGTAAATTACAAACATCTGATATTGAAAAAAATGTAAAAGACTCTTTAATAGCCACAGAAGATGAAACGGCTAACCTAATAGGCTCAAAACCCGCACCACCTAATGAATCGTATATTAATGCAGGTGGATAAATTTAAACTTATTATATTTATTAACATAACGAATACATTTTTATTATGAAATCAGACATTTTATTATCACTTATTAAAGAAGTGGTTAAGAATGAAGTTAAAACACAGGTTAGACAACAAGTTATTTCTGAAATAACTAAGTTGGTTAAATCCGGTGCAGTTACATTAAATTCTAACAGAAAACCACAAACTCCTACATTAAAGGAGGCAATTACAACTACAGACCCATTTGCTGCGGCAAGTGCTGCTTTACAAAAAAGCAGAGTATCTGTACCACAACAACACAGAGTACAACCAACTCAAAAAGAATACACAAAGAATTCCGCATTAAACGAAATTCTTAATATGACTCAACCGTTTACTGCTGCACAAAGAGCAGAAGGTGGTGGAAGTGGTGGAAGTGTATTAGATATGTTACAACCACAAATGAGTGTGGATGAAGAAGGTTGGGAAACTATGGATTATAGAGGAATTGAATCTCCTCAAAATATCCCACAACAAATGGAATCAACTGGCGATGGGTTGCAAGATGCAACAATAAAAGCATTGACAAGAGATTATTCAGAATTAGTAAAAAGATTTAAATAATGGCAATAGAGCTTGGTAAGGTTAATGTAGTAGATTTAGCAGAAAACGATTACAAAGTACTTGGAATTGGAATTAATAGAAGCTCCGATTCCAATGGTATATTTGCAACCAATTTTACTACATTAACTCAAGCTAAAGATAATTTAAAAAATCTTATTTTAACTAGAAAAGGAGAAAGGTTAATGCAACCTGAATTTGGTTGTGATGTTTGGAGAGTATTATTTGAACCATCGGATGGGGTATTAATAGAAACAAGTATAGAAAATTCAATTGTAGATGCAGTTTCAATTTGGTTGCCATATTTGAATATAGATACTATTATATTTGATTATGATGAAAATGATATAGATAATCATAAAATAGCTTTGGACATTAAATTTTCATTAAAATCAAACCCAAATCTTTCGGAATCAGTACAAATAAATGTAAATAATTAATAATGGCAATTAAACCTTTAGATAAGAATTGGGGAAATGATAATAAAAAGATAAATTATCTTGGTAAAGATTTTGCAACCTTAAAGCAAAACTTAATAGATTATACCAAAACGTATTTTCCAAATACCTATTCCGACTTTAACGAAGCATCGCCTGGTATGGTGTTTGTTGAACACGCGGCTGCTATTGGTGATATTTTATCTTTTTATCAAGATGTTCAATTAAAAGAATCAATGTTGGCGTATGCTACTGAACGTAAAAACGTTATATCATTAGCACAATCAATAGGGTATAAACCAAAAGTAACAACACCTGCGGTAACTACAATGACAGTTTACCAATTAGTTCCATCTGTTTTTGAAACGGATGGAGGTGGTTCTAATTATTTACCAGATAGTAGATTTTATTTAACAATAAAAGAAGGAATGGAGATTTCTTCAACAACAAATGGAAATGTAACATTTAGAACTACGGATGTAGTTAATTTTTCACAAACCGGAAGTAATTCGGTTAGTGTATTTGAAAGAGATGAATTTGGTAATCCTACTAGATATTTAATTAGCAAAACAGTTAAAGCAATATCCGCAAGAGAATCTACTACATCAGTTTCGTTTGACCAATCGGATGTGGATTACCCATCTAAAACATTATCCGATTTAAATATTATAGGTATAACATCTGTCATTGAATCTAATACAAACGAAATATGGTATGAAGTTCCATATTTGGCACAGGAAAGTGTTTTTGTTGAAAAACCAAACATATCATATAATTCCGATTTAAGTGAATTTTCTGGTTCAGTTCCTTATATATTGGAAGTACAAAAAGTACCTCGTAGATTTTCAGTAAAAGTAAATTCGGATAATACTATGGATTTACAATTTGGAAATGGTGGAGGTAGTGGTTTAACGGATGAACAAATATTACCAAATACAAAAAATATAGGATTAGGATTGGCAAATACTATTCAAAGATTAAATCAAGGAATAGACCCATCTAATTTTTTAAAAACAAATACATTTGGAATATCACCAGCAGGTAAAACCCTTTTAGTTAAATACTTAACGGGTGGTGGAATTCAATCAAATGTAAATACTGGTGATTTAACTACAATTACTAACATACAATTTGAAGAAGACTTATTATCAATTCCAACTAATTTAATAAATTCTTATAATGATACAAAAAATACAATAGCAGTTGAGAACTTAGAACCTGCGGTTG